TCTTGATCCCAAAATCCATCCACTTCTTGATTTGATATCTCCGTTTACATCAAGTTTATAAGATGGAGATGTTGTTCCAACCCCCACATTCCCGCTTGCGGTGATACGCATGCGCTCTGTGCTGTTAGTTCCAAACGAAACTACACCAGTAGATGTGAGATTATACAATCCAATGCCCTCTGAAGATCCAGTTCCGGCAGCGATTCCAAAATCAGTTACAGCAACTGCATTTTGATTGTATTGAAAAATGCGTGCATTTCCTCCATCTTGTCGTATGTTTTGATTACCAAAACTAGGCGCAATCTTTGTGCCAGAAATAGCCGCAGATGCGTTAATGTCAGCATTTACGATAGTGCCATCTACAATTTTAGCAGATGTCACCGAGTTGTTTGCAAGCTCATTGGAGGTAATTCCACTAGCGGCAACAGCAAGTTTGCCAGGTGACACAATTTGCAAGCTAGATCCAGAGATAGCATCGCTAGTGAATGTCGTATCGTCAATGATGTTATTTAACTTAGAACTGGTAATTGTGTCAGTCCCAGTAAATGTGTAGGTGGTATTTACAACGCCCATGAGTTTATTTCTGTGAGAGGATTTGCCTATTAGTGATGGAACCAGAGACTTGAATAGAGTGGATCTTAGGGGAACCAATAGTTCTTGTCAATGTCATGGTTCCTGTATATCCGCGCACCCCACCAAGCCTACAGCGGATGCTAGCGGTTTCAGATTCACCTGCGCCATCGGCAATTAGTGTGGTTCCGCCAAGGAATGTGGTAGTACTGCCAATCTCAACGGATGAATCTGGATCTTCAGCCGCAAAAGCAATGTCATACTCAGCCTGCTCGTTGACGAGTGCCTGCATCTGGACTTGAGCATCTGTGAATCGCTTGCGCTCAAGCGTTCCAAAGTCATATCCTCGGCTTACCAGGTAAGAATTCACCACAGCGGACTGATAATTGCTTGAATTATCTATTCCAAGATAGTCCGTGTTGGACTCGCTGGACTCCATCTTGTGCAACCCACCATTGGCGGCAATAGCATATAGGTCATTGCGCACACCTGCGGTGGCGACCACGAAATCTTCAATTAAAAACCTAGAATTGCTGTAAGTATCCACAGATTCCCAGCCTTTATTGAGGAAATTGTACACCAAAACCGCATTATTGCCTCGCGCATCGTTACCATTTGGTACGGAATCTAGCGGTACTGCGATGTAATATCGGTTGTCATGCAAAATTGCTACAGACTTGTCGGCCAAATCCTTATTGATGCGGTCAATGTACGGCTGGATATTCTTGGAAAGTGGTTCTTCCGTGCCGCGAAGGTTGTAATCGTTCATAAATGTAAGTCCGTAGACTCCATTGTCTGAAAGAAATAGCATGTTATTTGCCTGCATCACCACGGTCTTGCGAGCCAAACATCCAACTTCGCTCGTCATCTCCTTAACCACCGTGTCATTAAGGCTTCCTTGGGTGTTAGCTACAATATGAAGGCTGTTTCTATTCAGAACAACCAGCGCATCGTCGTAAAACCCGTGCATTGCAACCACATGATCAGCCGTGCCGCCAGAGATTCTGAACTGGTTAGCGATCTGGTCGAAGGTGGTAGTATCCAGAATATCGGATGCCACGATTTCGTCGGTAATTTTGCGGCTAGTGTAGGTGTAAGAACCGAATGTGCCACCAGGCTCGTAGTAGTACGGAACCCAGATTCGGCGTTGGAAGTAAGTTCCCCAAGGCGCACCCGGTTGATGCATAAATCCACCACCTACAGAGAACCTCCCACCGAATTCAAACACATCGGATGCCGAGGTGTTGTAGTCACCGATAGGGGCGTACCATTGGATTAGCGTGCTAGTAGCCTCAACCACTTGGTAGGACTTGCCCAGCATGGCTTGAAAGTCTGTTGTGGCAGTCGTGTAGACCGTAATTACATCGCCAGCAAAAATCGTTGTGTTACCAGTAACCGTGGCAGATACCAGACCGCTAATTACATCGACATCCTTGGCTTGAATATTAAAGACTTGCGGCTGGGTGTATGGGCCTCCTGGAGACAGGGTAAAACCATCCGTCATAGTGGCCGAAGTAACGCCAAAAGTCACAGTCTGGCTCGTAGGCCCAACATAGGTAAAGCTATCCTTGTCAATGACAGATGCCACGGTAAATGTGTCATTAGGTGGCGTGCCACCAGTCAATCCAGCAATCACCACAGATGTGCCAGCGGTCAACCCATGGTCACGGACATTCATGGTCACTGTGGTAGTCCCTGCTTGTGAGGCGGAAATCACAGGTCGGCCATGTGGATACCACTCCAACGCCTGCTGCCCATCTCGGAAAAGCATGATCTTGTCGAAGCATTGGATCATGTCGCAGTTCTGACCAACTGTCGCACCCACAGGGTAAGGCAAGGTCGTTGCCGTCATCGGCGTGGTAGAGATATCGATCTTCTTTGCCAGAGTCTCCAGAGCAACGATGATGTACTCCTTGTTGGAGTCGTTGGGGTCAGAGAACACGCAGGAGGCTAGAACCTCGCTGGCAGCAGCATCGTTGACATTGATCTGGGTGATGCGTGGGGTCGCTCCAAGAGCAACCGCAGATACTCCAGTCACAGGAAAGGTAAGCTCGTCAACCGTGGTAGCGGTTACAGCCTTGATGCCATTGTTGTCTGTGCCAGTAAAGGTAATCCCAGAAATCGTAAGATTACCCGGCTGCCCAATGGTTAATCCATGTCCAGCTACCGTAATTGTTATTACATCTGCCGCATAGGACACATTGGTAATCGCTAGATAATACGGGCTAGGCAGAATGTGAAACGGAAGCTGAAGCGGATTGCCCCCAGTAGTCAACGCAGGGCTAACCAACTGCACATTCTTCCGAGGCTTCCAGAACCCCTCTATACGCCCATTGACGCTCTCACGAACCTCTCCGGGCTGAAGCTGGTTAAGCTGTAATCTCTGGTTAACAGACACAAACCCACGATCACCGTCAGAGGCAATCGAATCGTCTAGCCCACCAGTAGACCTAAATTGGGACATTACGCGTAGTACGCGACAACCGTGCCAGAGCTAATCTGCACCTTGGTGAAGATGCCACCAAGACCAGCACCCGCAGGAAGTGTCTTCCCATCAAGGTTGATGATGTCCGCTAGGTTTCCAGCAGTCTCGCCAGTATCCGTCAAAAGAACGCTGTCCTCAATCGCTTGAATCCAGCGGAAATTGCCAGTAGCACTGTCAGCACCAGTAAGCACAATGCCTCCCTGCTGACCCTGTAATTGATAGCTGTCGCCTCGCATGGGCAACCAATTACCATAACATTACCAATTCTGTCAACAATAAACACAATGTTACCTATCTGGCACATTTAGGTAAAATACACTAGACCAACCTAGCAGCATTACCACTCGGGAACTCGGCCCAATTCTAGGATTTTTTCTGGGGCAGGTTGAAGCGCCCCCCTTTTGTAAATTTTATTTGGGGCAGGTTCTACGATAGAAATATTTACAATCAAAAAATTCCTGACCCCCTCCCCCCGTCAAACCTTAGTGGATTGCTAATGATTTACTGGTGTTCATGCGAGCAGTGTTCAAGCGTGCAATGTGATGTTCATGTGGTCAGTGTTCGCGTGAGTGCTGCCGGCTTCATTAGTAACGCGCTAAGGATTTGCATACAATCTGTAGTGGATCGCTAAGGATTTAGCCTGGCTTTGGTCTATACCTTGTGGTCATGCCATTGCCAGCAACATCTTGCCAATAAGAAAAAGCTTGACGGATTTTGCAATGTCGTTAAAATAGCTGCGCTTTCTGAAAGCCAAAGCGCGCCCGACCTTAGGAGGGCCTGCGACGCGTCAAGACATAAGCTTTGTTATAAGCTCTCACGCGTGTTGATTGTTTCTATTAAGTGGGGGGAATGGATTTTCCAATGTGTTTTACTTCGGTCTTGCCTCTCCGCTTTACTTCATCACCTAACACCCAACGGGAATTACTGGCGGCTTGGATGTTTGGCTCCCTGGCGTTTCGCTTGTCCTAGTGCTTGAAAGTTAGGCCTTGGCTTGAAATTTTTTTCTTGGCTCGTGGTTGCGCGAAATGCCTTGTTTTTAAGGGTCTAGCAAGCTGTCAATAATATTCGACAAAAAAAGTTTTAAGTTATTGTTATTTTTTGCTGGCAATCTTTTCCCGTTGTGCGATTGTCCCATCAGTTGCAAGCGCAACGCATAACACTAGCCAAAGAACCAACGATGCACACCTACAAAGCAATCACGCGCGTTCCTCATATCACCGAGCCCTTTGTGGACTGGTACGAGGCAGAGACGGAAGAACAAGCCCGCGCAATGTGGGAAACTGACCGCGAAACCTATGGCTTGCCAGCAGATGCAACCGTCAAATTTGAGCTGGAAAGGAGCGCAGTATGATCCGCGACATTTTCCTCACCCTTGCCTTACTGGCCTGCCTTGCCCTGGCGATCGCAATCACAAGCGGAACCTTTGGCGGCCCTAGTGACCTGGAAATGCGAATCCGCGCGAGTGAACCATTGAACCTTGAACCTTGAACCAATAGAAAACGAAACGATGACAAACTACCAGAAACGATTCCAGATTGCTTTTGACCAATGGATCGAAAGGGGCGCACCACCTAGTGCGGCACGTGACCTAGCTCATGAGCAATTGACCTTTGAAGACGAACAATCCGATTTTGAATTGAACGGATCAAAGGGTGCAAATGACAGCTCGCCAATCAATCTTTGATTCCCCACAAAAATCCGCTTGCATTGCCAACAAGCGTGCATATCTTAAACCCCAACGCGGCCAGCGGAGCATGGCAATCCAACCTTAAACAATAGAAAACAAACGATGACCCAAATACAATTCGCAAATGAACATGGAATCCGCACCGATCGCGGGCTTGGATTCGAGACTACCGACCTGGCAAACCAATTCGCCGCAATCAAACGGGCCGCATGGGGTGATAACCTCGTTTACCTAGGGGCGGACGAAGAAAACGGGATTTTTTATCCCGAATTTAACTTGTTTGATTAACCTTATTCAATCGCACAAAAATACGGCAAATAAAACGATTCGCAATCGCACAAAAATCCGCTTGCATTGCCAACAAATGCGAGCAACATTCACCCGACGCGGTCAGCGGAGCATGGCAAACCTCAAACAAACAAATAGAAAACAAACAACGATGAAACAAACTATGACAACCTACCAAGTCGCGGACGCACTAGTCCGTGATGAATACGCAAATTGGAGCATCGCGGGGGCATCTGCCCTTGCCAAGCATTTCGAAGCCATTGAGGACGAAACGGGCGAGGAACTTCAATTTGACGCCGTGGAAATCCGTTGCGCTTGGTCGGAATATGAGAACCTAGTCGACTGGGCGCAGGACTATTGCAGATGCGACCGCGATGGGTGTGGATGGCGGTACCACCTCAACATAAAAGACGACATGGACGAAGACGAAGTGGACGACATAATTCGTGAGCGTATTCGCAAAAACGGAAAGCTGATCGAATTCGACGGCGGAATCATCGTCTCTAGCTTCTAACAAGTCGAAACGCGGTGACGCGTCCACGAGTCAGGCTCGTGCTGATGAGACTAACAATCCGCTAAAAAAAATGAAAGCAAAAATACACCGCAAATCATGCTGTCCCGAATGTGGCGGCGAAGTCGAGTTTGATGCCGGAACCATTGGGTCTTATTTCGACCCCCCGCAGGACCCGTTCATCGCCTGTACCGAATGCGACTGGTCACCGGAAAGCATGGACGATATCGACTGGTCAGACTCGCCCAAACCAACCGCTGAACAGCAAGCCCGCATCGATGCTCTCCGCATCGAAATCGGCGATGCCTATCGCAAGGCTTGTGAGATCAAACGGACCCCAACGATCGATGGTCTTTTCGACCACGCTCCGGAAGGGGATTTCCATTGGGAGTCTGATCCCGAAGATGTGGGCAATGCCTATCTGGGCGACACCGACTGGTGCGTTAGCATTGAGTGGATCGATATGGGCCGCAAAGATGGCAAGTGCTGGTACATCGTCTACCAAGGCGATCGTAGCGGAAACTATGATCCGGTCGCCGGATGGGATGAGCGCGAAGGCGACCAACCGACCGCTGAAATCCTCGCCGACCTATGGTATCATTGTGAGGGACGCTTGCACTCTCACTTTGCCGGATGGGCAAACTATGATCTCGACTGCGCGGAAACAGGCGATGATCCTTTGGGAAATTGGCATCGTCCATTCACAACGGAAGAGGCAATCGCCACCGCTGAAAATAACCTCAAATATTTGAGAATGTAATCGCACCGCCTGATGATGGTCCTGTGGCAGGGACCGAAACGCCGCAAGGCATCTGCGGGTGATGCCCGCAATCAAGAGACTAAACAACCAACAACAACGACATGACAACAATGCAAAAATTGACCGTAGAAAAAAACGATCCGCGCTTGTGCATAGCGGGAACAGAACACTTGTGGAGCGTGTGCCTAAAAACACGCGACGAACTAGGGACCTTAACTGAAGTCTTAGCCGAGAATGTGGAGCATACCGACGCCCTACTTTTCGCCGCCGCGCCAGAGATGCTTGATGCACTCCGCAGATTGACTCACCCAATGGCAAGCGATGATGACCTAGAAAATGCGCTCGCCGTGATAGCCAAGGCGGAAGGGAGGGACGCATGAGCGCGATGACCTATCAGATAAAGCTTGGCCCGATGATGTGGGACTGCACGGAAAACCGCTTTCGACCCATCGACCGCTGGGACATGGAAGGCTCCCATATCACGCCTCGAACCATCGCAAGGGAGTTGAACCGAGCTATGGACAAGACGAACAATCTCCACGGATGGAAAATGGAAATTCTCCGACATGGAAAGGGGGGCGCATGACTCAATCATGGATCATCATTGACAAGCGAAACGGGCAAGCCGTGGCGGAAATTTACGACCCGCGAAAAATTACCCTATTGAAACCCGACTTTCAAGCCGTGTCGGTGGAAACCTACTTGCAAGGCATAAACGGGAAAGGGGGGGAGCCATGATGCCCCAATGGGAAAGCAAAGCCCTTGCCCTCATTACGGGGGCAGGGGTGACAACCGAGGACGCTCCATGGGTATTGGAGTGCATCCAACGGGCAGCGGACGACATCGCGGAACATGACAACGACCTACAATTCCCGCTTTTCATGGAGTACCACGCGAACGATAAGGACGCTCTATGTGGCATAGATGCCGAAACCTTTGGCGATGTGCTGGCCTGCCTTGGCGTTAACCTGCACCGCCTGGAAGACCTATGGGAGCGAAAACATATCGACCCGACGATTGACGATATCGACTGGTCACTTGAATAAAACAAACCACAAACGAAGCGAAAACATGACAATTAAACGAGAACCGAAACCATGCGGCGGCGGGTGCTACTATCACATAAAAACAAAAATGTTCAGCGGGGACGCTTATCAGGTCCTTGTGGTGACTAGCTGGGGCCGCTTGCGGTATGCAATGGTCTTTGTTGGCTGGCAACCCCTGGAGGTTGACCGAAAACGCCTTGCCAATGCCATACGAGAGGCCCGAAAAGAAGCGAGAAAAGCGAGAAGGGAGGCAGCATGAAAAAGCAAGCAATCCTGGCCTTGGCAATCTTCGGCCATCTCGGCTTGTTCCTTTTCGTGGACAACTTATTTGAGTCACCGACAAGGTGGAAAATGTGGGCATTCTACGGGTCGTCCCTGCTATCCGTGGCAGTATGGGGAGCGTATGTGATCAAAGACGACATGGACGGAGGGGGAACCGCATGAAGGTAAACTGGAAACTATACGACGACATGGAGGCGGACAAGTTCGCGTTTTTGGTTCGCATTGTGGCCGAGGTTTTTTCCGTCACGCCCGAGCAGATCCTTTGCCGCTCACGCTTTGCGCGATGGGTTGAGCCTAGGCAACTTGTGGCGACGATATGGAGTGAAAACCACTCACTCCAGGAGACTGGCTACAGGCTCGACCGGCATCACGGGGCGATCATCCATGCACGGGAGCGGGTAAGGTTCCTCATCGAGCATGACGACCGATTCGCAGACAAGGTGCGCGAGTGCCTCCAACGCC